CTCGGCAGTCGCCCCGCTCTTTTGATAGGCGTCGATGGCGAGCGCGATGATCTGCGTCGCGCCGGTCACGATGGCGGCGATGGCTACCGGGTCCATTACCGTTTCTCCTTGATGAGCACGTACAGGAGCAGTTGATTGGACAGGGCCTGGATCGCCGTCGCGGCGGCCTGGGCATCGGCCTTCTTGCCGGCCTGCAGCGAAGTCTGATACGTGCGGGCCAGCGCCGGATAGGTCGCCCGGAAGTCTTCAAAGAACTTTCGCCAGGCGTTGCATTGGGAGACCGGCAGCGTCTTGGAATTGCACAGCGTGACGTAATTCGCATTGGTGATGACGGCCTGCTCGCCCACCATCGCGATCGTGTCGGTGGTGAGCGTGATGGGATCGGGCTGCGGCCCCTGGACCAGCGAGCAGCCGGCGAGCAGGAGCGCAAGCGCAGCGCCGAGCGCCACCGGCCTCACTGGCGTCCCACCTTGGAGAAGCCATAGATGCCGAGCGCCGAGATGGCCCCCTGGATAAAGGGCTGCCAGATGGCGTTGAGCACGCCCATCTGGGCAACTTCACCCCACGTCTTGAAGATCGCCATGCCCGTCAGGAACACGATGAGAAACTGCCCGATCGACTGGTAAATCTGCTTCTGTGGGTCCATTTTTATGGGTCCTCCCCTGCAATCGGTAGGTGTTGGATCAGGACGGGAACAATGCGCGGCACCACCGCAATACAGACGAGCGCGGCCAGCATCGCGAGCACGACGACCCAGGCCCAGCGGGGCATCTCAAGCTCGCCGCGTGCCATGGATCAATGCGCACAGGCGCCGGTTGTCGTCACCGCCAGCCTCGGCCGTGCCCGACAAATGGATCTCGGGCACGCGCTCATCGTCGCGGCCCTCGCGCCGCGGCTCGTGCTGGTTGCACCAGCGCGGCTCGAGGATCTCGCGGGTCGGGTCGGCGTCGAGGTCGCATCCTGGGCAGTAGTAGCGAGCCAGGACCGGCGTGTCGGGCAGGTAGTCGGTCATGCCCAGAAGGCCCTATTTATGCGGCTATAATGGCGCTTGACAAACCCACAGCGGTATGGGATGCTACGGGCATGGAGGACACGACGATGGGATGGGACAGCAGCGATGACATCCAGACTCAGGTCGACTGCGACACCTGCGGAACGCTTGCGGTCTATGTCGGCGACGACGGCGAAGACGGCCCCGCATTCGCGGCGGGCACCGATCACTATCACACCAAGGGACAGGGCCACGACTGCACCCTGACTGTCCTGTGAAGAACCGAGCCGCAGTGGCCCTTGGGCGACTCGGTGGCAAGGCGACGAAAGACATAAGCACGCCTGCCAAACGTCGCGCCGCTCGCGAGAATGGCAGGAAGGGTGGACGGCCGAAGACAAAGCCGTAGCGCTGGTCATCGCCATTCCCCATCGCCGATCTGATCGGCGAGCCGTGACGCACGATGTCCCACCTGGCGTGCCCACTTCGAGTCCAGGAAATGCGTGCGCGCCTCCTGGTACTGATCCTTTTCCATCGCGGCCAGAGCCTTCTTGAATCCGAGCAGTCCTTGGACGCCGACGTTGAATGCGATGTTCACCAAGGCGCCCAGCCGGGCGGCATCCAGCGTCATCGCCCACGGCAGCGCGACCAGCAGATCGGCCGTGAAGTCGCGAATGTCGTTCTCCAGCAGCATCTCGGCCTCGGCGAGCGACAGGCCCTTGCCCTTGCGCCGGTCGATGCAGCGGCCGATCCCGACCGTCCAGAATCCCTCCGAGTCCTCGTATGCGAATTGGCGATAGCCCTCGTCCCGAGCGAGCTGCTCGCGCAGGTTGGTGATCATCGGATGATCCGATCCGACAGGCGCGGCGGAATCCGGAGCCTCGGGCAATTGGCTTGGCTCCGCAGACATTCGGCCAGCAGGTAGTTCGTGATCGCGATCTCCTCGAGGATGTCGCGGTGCTCCTGCTTGCTCTCGGGCAGGCGCCGTGTCAGCTCGTTCATCGTCTGGGCGGCCGCGCCGTTGCGCGTGATGACCGGCGAGTCGAGCCCGAACTTCGCGAAGGTGCCCAAGAGCAGCAGCACGAGGAAGATCAGGAGCAACAGCATGACGCTGACGCCCTGGGCGCTGATCGACTTCCCGTTCCAGCCGAGGCGGAACTCGGCCGGGTCGTCCCGCTGGCGCCAGGCGTCGCTGTCGTCCCCATCGTCAGCGCGGCGGCGGAGCGTCACTCAGGCCTCCTCCACGCTCACATCAACCTCATGTTCAAACACATTCCCGTTGCTCGTCGTGGCGCGCATCTGCACGCGATGGACCTCGCCGTTGACCCCGCCCAACACGCGCACGCGGACCTGGGTCCCGGAGATCGCCGGAGATGAGAGGAACGTCCCGCTTGAGTCCGTTCCGTCCTGACGGGCTGATGTGACTGTCCGGTCGGTGATCGTCTCGCCGGCGTCGAGGTCCTTCGCGAAGTCGATCGAGACGATGTACGTCTCCGCTGGCTCCTTGCTCGGCCAGACGCGGCCCAAGTACATTTACCCTCCTCCTTGTGACGCGAAGACTCGGCGCGGAGCTGGTGATGCAAAGGCCCGCCGTGGTGTCCGAGCCTCGAAGGCTCGGCGGCGGCCGGGCGCGCTCGCGATGAAGAGCGGCTCGCCGAGCAGATCGACGGCCAGCACGAGGAAGGCGCCGCTCTCGGTCTGCAGCCGGTCGCCGTTCTCCGTGAGGATGTGGTCAGCCACCCAGACCCTCCATGTGCGCCTGTTCGGCGAGCCATTCGTCGGCGTGGTCGCAGCTCTTCGTCTCCGGCCACCACGGTCCGCCCAGCGTGTAGTGGAGGACCCGGGCCTTGGGGTTGGCCGGATACTCGCCGACGAGCCAGTTGTCCTCCTTCGCGAGCTCGCCGATCTCTTCATCCTTCAGCCACGCGAAGCGATGCAACTCGGCCGGCGTCGCCGTGTTCACGTAGAGTGGAGTCAGGGCCCGACACAGCGCGTTGTCGAAGACCATCAGGCTCGACCAGTTCTTCCGCGGGTAGACGGACTGCCGCTGGCCGAGAAACTTCGTGAAGTCCTTCGGGACGTAGTCGTGCTTCACGACCCAGACGGCCCGGCGCGGGTACGGCGTGCCGAAGAGCCCGAGCACGTCCCCTCGGACCAGCATGTCGCAGTCCATGTAGAGCGACACGCCCTGGTAGCCGCTGAGGAACGGCACGAGGAAGCGCGTCAGGGTGAACTCGGTCGACTCGAGCGGCCCGCGATCGCGCTTGTAGATCCAGCGCAGCGACGGCAGCACGAGCGGCGTGATCGTCACGGGCTCGGAGGCCTGCCGCAGGATCGAATGACTCAGCACGTGGAACGCGAGCGGCTCGCGCGAGTCGTAGCCGATGAAGATCCGCAGTGGTGTCATGCCTTGACCGCCGAGATCGGCGCCTTCGCGTGCTTCGAGACCAGCGGCCCCACCGCGACGTGGAGCTCCGGGCCCTTGACGATGATCTTGCCGACCTGAAAGAACTTGCCCAGCATGCGTCCCCACCATTGCGCGTCGCGCTGGATCAGGTGTGTGTTGCGCCCGTCGGGCAGCGTCTTCTGTGCAGGCCCGGTGTGGATCGTGAAGTAGCCGCAGACCTTCAGGCATCGCTGGATGTCGCTCAGGACGCCGAGCAGCCGGTCGGGCTCTATGTGCTCGAGGACGTCTGTGCAAACCACCAAGTCGGCCGGCCGCGGCGACTCCTGCTTGCCTGGGATCGCCGGGTCGTACTCGAAGATCGGCACGCCCTTCACCGCCAGCGCGCGCCCCAGGTAGCCCTTGCCGCAGCCGTAGTCAAGGATCGACCGGATCGCCGGGTTATCCGAGAGCTTCAGCACGGTCTCGGCGTGCCGGGCGCCGCCGACGCCATAGGCCGGATTGTCCGCGTGTAGACGCGAGTTCTGATCTCGGTAGTCGTCGCTGATGAGCGACCGCTTGGCGAAGGCGACGGTGTTGACGAGCCACTTCGCCAGCGCTGCTGGCCGCGGCTGGTAGTCTCGCGCCATGTGCTGCACCAGGCCCTCGCCATAGAACGTCGCCTTGACCTTCGGCATCTGATCGAGCTCGTGCCAGATCGAACGTGCGGCCTCGAGCATGCCGGTCGTGGTCTTGTAGACGACGCCGCCGTATTCGCACTCCTGGAACTTCTTCAGCGTGTTCGGATGCTCCGCCGCGTGCTTGGTCTCGCGTGCGCTGCCGTCCATGCCGAAGATGTGCAGATCCCGGAAGCCGAAGAAGGCCGCCATGACCAGCGAGCGCAGCCCGACGTCGCAGCCACCCGTGAGGGCGAACTCGCCGGCGGGCAGCAGGCGCAGCGCCTCGGCGTCCGCATCGAAGACGTGCCAGAGCCGCACGTCGTAGTCCTTCAGGTGGTCGAACACGGCCGGGTGACAGGTGGAGGCGATGAGGTAGGCGGTCTGCTTCTGAGGCTCGCCGATCAGCGCGACCTTATGCGCCCGCGGGTCGACCTCGACGTGCCAGGTCGGGACGATGCCACGCTCGACGAGGAAGCGATGCGAGCCCGAGCAGCTCATCACGTAGCGGTAGTCGCGGACCTTCTCCCACGTGTCCTGCAGGCTCGGCCCGTAGCAGACGACGGCGATCGGCTCGCCGCGGTCGTCCTTGACCGGCTCGATGCGG